GATTGCGCCAGCCCTGCTCCTGGATGATCGAGGCGAGCAACTGGATCTGGTGGGCGCTGTGCCGGTTCGGGTTGACCGGGTTGGGCTTGAGCGTGTTCGGATCGACGAGGGCGGTGTGGGCGCAGTGAACGGGGATGCTCATGGCATCAGTCGCAGAGTCAACCTGGACGGGGCGCAGCGATCACCCCCGTGAGCACTGGTATCCACGACAGGCACCGTGGCCGGATTCCTGCCGCCACAGGATCAACTAAATGCCGCCCGCGCCTACCGCCCCTGCCGGAGACGTATTTTCACGTCTACAGCCTTGAGCGGCGGGGTCCCTGCGCTATGAGCAACCACCGGATCCGGATCGAAGCAAAAACCCCATGATCATTTTCACCTCCAGGGCATTTTCGGAGAAATTCAAATCAGGCAAGCCGACGAAAGGAGTGTCAATCTTGCAGGGAGTGAGGAAGGATGGATGGAGCGCCCACCTGTTCAAGATCGGCAGGGCTCACGCATCCATTTTCATGAATGATGCGGCCCTCTTCTCCATCCTCATCCCGACCAAGGGAATCAAGGATCTCGACGAGCTCCTCCAACGCTTCAGCGCCAGCCTTGGGGAATTTCACCTTTCGCTGGACCTTCCTTTCTCCGCACCGGACAGGATCCTATTCCTTCCCCGGTCGAATCGCTCGCGGATCGGCTCGATGAATGATGCGATCCAATACATGAAGCATGTCCACGCACTTCGTCCCGAAGGATGCTCCGAGGTGGATTGGACGGACCTCGAAGCAAGGATCAACCGGATCCCTTTCAAAGCGGTCGACTACCAGCGACCTCGCGATCTGATGGAAAGCATCTTGCGCAGCACCGGTTGACGCCTCCGTAAGCTGCGGATGGACGCCGTATCACCCGACATCGCCAAGAAGCTGCTTTCCCGCGACTTCGCCAACCTCGTCGGCCGTGTCCAGAAGGGCGGCAAGCTGACCCGGGCCGAGCGGGCGATGCTCCAAACTCTGGCCACCGGTAGTGGCGCGGCACCGGCGACCGCGGCCTCTTACGTCGAGCTGGCCGCCATCCTGGGAGTCACCCGCCAGTCGCTCAACACCTGGAAGAAGCGCAAGGACGCGCCGAAGCCCGCCGCCAACGGACTCCACGACGTAGCCGCATGGCGTGAGTTCATGCGCCGCCATGATCTGAAAGGCGGCGTGATCGACTCGTCCGGCGACATCGAATCCTCGCTCAAGGCGCGCAAATTGCTGGCCGAAGTGGAGGAGCGCGAACTGCGACTCGGCATCCGACGGGGCGACTACGTGGCTGTCGAGGAAGTCAGGCAGACCTGGACTGAACTCGTGGCGCAGGCAACGGCCATGCTCCGCAAGAAGTTCGAGCAGGAACTGCCGCCGATCCTGTCGGGCCTCGACGCGACCGGCATCCAGGAGGAAGCCCGCCGCGCCATCGACGAGGTGTTGACGATCCTCCACCAGGGCGAATGAAGACCGTCGAAACCGCCCGGAGAAGACTGGAACGAATCTGGTGCGATGCCTGGCGTCCGCCCGACCGTCGCCCCCCGTGGGCGTGGTGCGAAGAACACATCACCTCGATCCCCTACTCGCCCATCCCCGGCCGCTTCCGCTCGGCCAACTCGCCGTGGATGCGCGAGCCGATGGAAGCGCTCGTCGATCCGAAGATCCGCATCGTGAGCATCATCGCCGCGATCCAGAGCGGCAAAACTTCAGTTGGCGAACTCGGCCTCGCCCACATCATCGCCAACCATCCCGGCCCGACGCTCTGGCTCGACCAGACCGACGACGACGCCAAGGACCAGAGCGAGAGCCGGCTCCAGAAGCTGTTCGACGAGTGCACGCCGGTGCGAGCGCTGTATCCGGCAAACCGCCACAAGAAGCGCAACAACACGATCCACTTCGCCAATGGCATGACGCTCTGGGTGCTTGGGGCCAACAACAAGACCAACCTCCAGCGGCGGTCGATCCGCTGGTTGGTTGCCGATGAAACGTGGAGGTACAAAAACGGTCACATGGCCGAAGCCGAAGCCCGCGTCACCGCTTTCGGGTGGCTCGGCAAGTGCCTGTTCATGTCCCAGGGCGGCGAAGAGGACGACGACACCCACCGCAAGCACGAGACCACCGACATGCGCGAGTGGACCTTCGCGTGTCCGCATTGCCACCAGCGCCAGCCGTTCAAGTGGGAGCAAGTCGAGTGGAGCAAGGACGCCCGCGACGAATCCGGCGACTGGGATTTCCAGAAGGTGCGCGACACCACCTCGATGCGCTGTGCGTCGTGCAACCACTACTTCGAGGACAGCGACCGCACGCGCCGCGAACTCAACCTCACGGGCCGCTACACCGTCACCAACCCGAACGCCCCGAAGGAGAACGCCGGATTCCACTGGAACGCCCTGTGCGCGATGAGCTGGGGCCGCCTGGCCGAACTTTACCTGCGTGCCAAAGCCGCGGCCCGCAAAGGCGACGTGAGCTTGATCCAGCAGTTCTATCAGAAGCGCCTCGCCATCGCCTGGCGCGAATACCTCGAAGACTACAAACTCGACATCGTCCCGGGCGGCTACCTCAAGGGCGAAACTTGGGACGGCGAGGCCGGTGTCGATGCCCAGGGACGTCTGGTTCCGGCCGGCGAACCATGCGCCTGTCCGCTGCGGATCCTCACGGTGGATTGCCAGCTCGACCACCTCTTCCTCGTGGTCCGCGCTTGGGCCGAGGATGGATCCAGCCGCCTGATCTGGAACGAGCGGGTGCACACTTTCACCGACGTCTCGGCCATCCAGGAGCGCTTCGGGATCCATCCGAACCTCGTGTTCATCGATGCCGGCTACGCGACCTACGACGTCTATCGGGAATGCGCGGCCCACGGGTGGACGGCGCTGATGGGCGACAAGCGGGCGACCTTCACCCACAAGGTCAAGGGCCGGAAATCCATCGAGCGCTTCTACTCGCCGCGCCGCAAGGTGGTGCTCGGCCGCGGGCAGTCCTGCTCGGTGTTCTATTGGTCGAACCTCAACATCAAGGACACCCTGGCCCGTCTGCGCCGGAACCAGAACCCGGACGACGGGCCGGTATGGGAGGTGCCGGACGACATCGACGAGGACTACCTCGCCCAGATGGAAAGCGAGCACCGGATCAAGAAGAACGGCAAGTGGCTGTGGGAGCGGATTGGAAGCCGCGGGAACCATTACTGGGACTCAGAATCCATGCAGATCGCGGCGGCCACGATGCTCAAGATCGTCGGGCGCGAGGCATCCAGCCCGGTTGACACCCCGGAGGAGGAGCCATGAAAACTCTCAGCTTTCTCGCCACCGCCCTGCTCCTGGCCTCCTGCACCAACCCGCCGGTGATCCAGGGCGAGTTCATCAGCAGGGACGGCAGGATCAAGGTCCACCCGGACGGTCGCATCGAACTCGCCCTCGAACCCCGCACCTCGAAGTAAGCCATGAGCACCTTCAAAGACTGGTTCGATTCCCAAGGCATCAAGCACTTCGGCCCGGGTGAGTTCGAATCCTACTTCGCGGCGCGGCGAAGCGGCGTGAAGAACAGCCAGCCCCCGCGCAAGCTGTGGCAGAACATCCTGCCGACGCTCAGGATCGTCGATGACCTCCGCTCGTCCTTCGGCAAGCCCTGCCGAATCCTCAGCTCCTACCGCTCACCGGACTACAACCGGGTCGTCGGCGGTGCCACCCACAGCCAGCACCTGGAGTTCAACGCGCTGGACATCGCCTTCGACGAGGTGAGCCCCCGGCAGGTCTACGAGCGGCTGCTCGAATGGCGGAAGGCGGGCAAGTTCACCGGCGGCCTCGGACTCTATCCGTCGTCTGGGTTCGTCCACATCGACACCCGCGGCAGCAACGCCACCTGGCGGGGTGTCTGATTGGAGGCGAAATGGATGGAAATGGATGGAAATGGATGGAAATGGATGGAAATGGATGGAAATGGATGGAAATGGAGGTAGAATGCAAACCTCACGATGCTTCCACCCCGTTTCCAGCCAACCAATGAAGTTCTCCGTCTGATTGCGCCGATTGACGAGTTCAAGGGTGAATGGCGAGTGGTCGAGAACATCCAACCGGAGCGACTGACCTCCTTGCGGCGAGTTGCTACAATTGAAAGCATCGGCTCCTCAACCCGGATCGAAGGAGCCAAGCTCAGCGACCGCGAGGTCGAAACCCTGCTCGGAAATCTCCAAACGGAATCGTTTCGTTCCCGAGACGAGGAGGAAGTGGCAGGCTACGCCTATGTGATGGAAACGATCCACTCTTCGTGGAAGGAGATGCCGGTAACGGAAGGCATTGTCTTGCAACTCCATCGCGACCTACTTCGATACAGCAGCAAAGACGAAAGGCACCGGGGCGAATTGAAGACCCTGCCGAACCACGTCGTGGCGGTGGGCCCGGACGGCAAACAGATCGGTATCGTGTTCGAAACCGCAGCTCCTTTCGATACCCCAAGACTGATGCGGGAGCTTTTCGATTGGCTGGCCAAAGAAGAACAGGAACCGGTTCTTCACCCACTTCTGCGCATCGCCGTCTTCAACGTGGTGTTCCTCGCCATTCATCCTTTCCAGGATGGAAATGGAAGACTATCCCGGGTGCTCACCAATCTCCTGCTGCTCCGCGCCGGCTATGGCTTTGTTTCATGCAGCTCGCTGGAGAGCGTAATCGAACACAACAAGGAAGCATACTACCTCGCACTGCGAAGAACGCAGACGACCTTGGCTAGCAGGGACGTCGACTGGGCACCCTGGATTCTGTTCTTCCTCCGCTCGATGCGCACCCAGGTAGAGCGTCTCCGCGAAAAACTCGGCTCGAGAATCGAACAGCAAAGCGATCTTTCACCACTGGCCGAACGCTTGGCCTCTCTGCTTCGTCAACACGGCACGCTATCGGTCGCCGAGGCTCTGGAAGCGACTGGAGCCAACCGCAACACGCTGAAGGAAAAATTTGGCGAGTTGGTCGAAGCCGGCGTGGCGGAGCTTCACGGAAAGGGTCGAGGATCGCATTACCGCCAGGTCCGTTGACACTCGCCGCCGGGCATGGCTCGCGGACTTTTCATCACCGGATTCACCATCGCCGAGGTGCTGGCGATCCAGCAACAGGCGAAGTCGCTCCTCCTGGAG